CGGCGGTATTGAGGACTTGAGCCGTGCGATGTTGGCCGGTTTTATGGTGCAGTACAACAGCACGATGACGATGCTGCAGGATTCGAGTACCGAAGATTTGCCACCATCGGACCGTGCGAAGCTGTTGGCCAGTTTGGCAGATGCGTTTACGAAAACCGTATCAGCCAATGCCCGTGTGATGCCGGAAACGTCAAAACTGGCGACGGCTTTGGAATTGATTGAGTTCTTGATGGCGTTTGTGCAAGAAAAACACCCCAAACATTTGCCTGCCTTTGTGGAGGTATTGGAGCCGTTTGGGGTGGAAGTGGAGAAGAAGTTTGGTTAGTTGGGGCGATAAAAATCACCTGCTAACCAAATAATTTTTGACTCGCTTAGTAATTGTGCCAAAGCATCATCAATTTCCTTCGAAGATACGTTTGTAATCCCTTGCTCAATGAATGTATCGAATATCCAACTTGCGGTCATCCCAGTTTGGTTTGTTTGGTAGTAATCTACAATCATTTGGTAAATAGTTTCTTTCATATTGCGCCCTTATAAATGAAAACAAAAGAATTCCTTAAATCCCTTGCCGAGCTGGCCGCCAGCCTGCGCCAAGTCATCGAAGCGGAAGTGGACGGCTTTGATGCGTCGCCCAAGGCTATTGCTGCACGTCGTGCCAAGGTGTTTGACCCGGTAGGCGGTTACGAATATTTCGTGAATACCTACTTCCCCCATTATATCCGCTCGCCTGAAAAATCCGAACTGCATGCGTTTTTATTCAGCCGTCTGCCGGAGATTATCCGCTCCCCCAAAGGGGAAAATGAGGCGGTGGGCGCACCGCGTGGAGAAGGTAAATCGACGCAGGTTACCCAGCTGTTTACGCTGTGGTGTATCGTGACCGGCCAAAAGCATTATGCCGTTATTGTGATGGACAGCATAGACCAGGCATATCCAATGCTCGAAGCCATCAAGGCGGAATTGGAATTTAATCCGCGTCTGAAAACCGACTTCCCGGAAGTATGCGGACAAGGCCGTGTATGGCAGGCCGGTACGATTGTGACGGCCAATGACGTTAAGGTGCAAGTGGCCGGTAGCGGTAAAAAGCTGCGCGGTTTGCGTCACGGCCCATACCGTCCTGACTTAACTGTTTTGGACGATATCGAGAATGACGAGCAAGTCCGCAACCCCGAGCAGCGCGACAAGCTCAATGCGTGGCTGACTAAAACGGTATTGCCACTCGGAGGTGTCGGACAGAAATACGATGTGATCTATATCGGCACGATTTTGCATTACGACAGCGTACTTAACCGCACTTTGAATAACCCGTTTTGGCACGGTATTAAGTTTAAGGCGATGAAACGCTGGCCTGACCGCATGGATTTGTGGGACAGATGGGAGGAGCTTTTCCGAAACGACGGCGAGACGGTGGCCGAGGCGTTTTATCAGGCAAACAAAGACGAGATGGAGCGCGGCGCGCAAACAAGCTGGGCGGCTCGTGGCGTGTTGGCACTGATGAAAATCCGCGCCCGCGACGGTCATGCGACGTTTGACAGCGAGTATCAAAACGACCCTGTTGCCGGTGAAGCCGCGCCGTTTGCGAACAGCCTGAATTTTTGGGTCAATCGTGATTCGGATTGGATTTTCTATGGCGCGTGCGACCCGAGTTTGGGCAAGGCCGGAAACAGCCGTGACCCGTCTGCGTTGTGTATCGGCGGGTACAACCGCCGCACGGGTGTGTTGGATGTGGTAGAGGCTCTGATTAAGAAACGCCTGCCGGACAAGATTATTTCTGACATTATCGAACTGCAACGGCGGTACCGCTGTGTGTTGTGGGGCATTGAGACGGTACAGTTTCAGGAGTTTTTAAAGACTGAGCTGGTCAAACGCGGCGCGGCTGCCGGTATCCCGATTCCGGCACGCGGCATTAAGCCGAGTGCGGACAAGTTGCTCCGTATCGAAAGCCTGCAGCCGTATATGCAAAACGGTCAAATCCGTTTGCACGCCAGTCAAAGCACACTGATTGACCAATTCCGCCATTTTCCGATGGCAGACCATGACGACGGCCCTGATGCCGTGCATATGCTGTGGGGTTTGGTCCAAAGCAGCGCGACTGTCGGCGGCTATATTGCCGTGCCTAGAGAGCACGGTTTGTCCGGACGGATGGGGAGCGGCGCATGGTAAAACTGACACGGGATACAGCCTGCTAAGGAGTGGCACGGCCGAAAATGGGGCAAGTTTAACTTGCCCTTTTTTACGTCATGAAAAACCTACTCCGTGCGTTGTTTAGTAAAGCCGCACCTAAAACGCCCGATAAACAATCCCAAACGGCGGATATCGTTAAAAACCGCACTACCCATGAGCATCCGAGCAAAGGGCTGACTCCGCAGTCGCTCCATCGGATTCTGGAAGATGCGGAAAACGGCGATATTCAGGCGCAGTCCGAACTCTTTGTCGATATTGAAGAGAAGGACGGCCATATCTTTTCGGAGATGAGCAAACGCAAGCGCGCGGTAATCGGCTTGGATTGGAATATTGTTCCGCCTCCGAACAGCAGCGAAGCGGAACGGAAGCTGGCCGAAGAGGTTGATGGCTGGCTCAATCAGATGACCGATTTAGAGGATATGATGTTTGACCTTTTGGACGCGGTCGGACATGGCTTCTCTTGCGTAGAAATCGAATGGGAAAACCTTGGTTCGTTATGGTTGCCCAAGGCATTCCATCATCGTCCGCAGGCTTGGTTTAAGGTCAATGCAATGGGTGAGGTGTTATTGCGCAAAGATGGTAGCCCAGATGGTGAAAAGCTGTGGGATTTGGGCTGGATTGTCCATAAGCACCGCAGCCGTTCGGGTATTTTGGCAAGAAGCGGTTTGATGCGCACGCTGGTGTGGCCTTATTTATTCAAAAATTACTCGGTGCGTGATTTGGCCGAGTTTTTGGAGATTTACGGCCTGCCGACCCGAATCGGTAAATATGCCTCCGGTGCGGACGACAAAGATAAGCGCACCCTTTTGAATGCGGTGCGCGAAATCGGCCATAACGCGGCGGGGATTATTCCTGAAACCATGCAGATTGAGTTGCTCAACGCGGCCAACGGCAGCGCGGATCCGTTTCAGGCAATGATTGATTGGGCAGATAAAACATCTTCAAAGGCGATTCTAGGCGGCACGCTGACCAGCCAGGCTGACGGTAAGACTGCTACCAATGCGCTGGGGCAAATCCATAACGAGGTGCGCCATGATTTGCTGGTGTCCGATGCCAAACAACTGGCCGGCACATTGACGCGCCAATTGATCCTGCCATTGTTGCAGCTAAATAAAGGCAATGTCGATGTTTCACGTCTGCCGCGCTTTGTGTTCGATACGCAATTGCCTGCAGATTTGACGGTGTACTCCGACTCTTTGCCTAAATTGGTGGAAATCGGCATGAAGATTCCGTTGTCGTGGGCGCAGGAAAAATTAGCCATTCCTTTGGCTTCCGAAGACGAGCCGGTATTGGCTTTTCAAACCGACGTTAAAACGGATTTAAAAAACGCTTCTCTAAGCTACCGCCGTGTGGCTTTGAGTAAAACTGGCGAGATTGTCGGCGCGGCGCAGGCGGATTTAGATCATGCGGACTTGAGCAAGGTGGCCTTGCCAGAAATGATTGAGCCGTTTTTACGCGGCTTAGGCCAGGCTTTGGCCGAGGGTGATAGTTATGAGGATGTGCAGGAGCGTTTACTGCGCGTTTATCCCGATCTGACTGCCGAGCAATTTCAGACGGCTTTGGCGCGTGTGGTTTTTGTGTCGGACTTATGGGGACGGATGAATGGCTGATTTGAGCTACGCATTCGGCCTTGAGCCTGAACAGGCCGTCAAGTATTTTGAGGGGCTGGGCTTTAATGTGCCGTCCGATTGGGAAGTAACGTGGAACGAAGCGCAGGCTAAGGCACGGGCGATTGCGGGCATTCACAAGCAGGATATTGTCGCGCAAATCCACGGTGCTTTGTATGAAAGCCTGAAAAACGGTACGTCATTTGAGAAATTCCGTGATGATGTGGTAGGCCGTCTGAAACAGCATGATTGGCAGCTGCTGAAAGATGGCGACATTGTGCATATAAACACCGGCGAAGTGGACGGTAAAGGCATTACTGTACACCGCCTGGAAACTATTTTCCGTACGCAAATGCAGTCGGCCTATATGGCCGGGCATTGGCAGGCTCTTGAAGATGGTCGAGACTCTGCGCCCTGGTTG